AAAAAGACACAAATTTGAAATTTTTATAATTAACGCTGATGGATGCCGGTATACTTACACAGTAAAGTTGATGTTCGATACTGCAGTCGATATGATGACAAACAGACCGGATAAGTATTTCTCCAAATGCAATTTCAGTTATGAGCTTCCTAACTATTATTTTTCATGTTACTGTGATATAAAAGAGTTCCACGTAAAACTCATAATCGATGCCGTAGAACAGGTTTTCAAAGTATTATTAGAGACAGAGCCAAGGATATCAGTATTATTTATAGTTTCAGATTTAGAAGACGATAAATACAGACAACAAAGATTCATAACACCAGATAAATAAGGTGCTATGATTTTGTCATTTTTATACCTATGATACAGAAAGACGACATTAAGACATTGTATAGTGATAGTGATCCAAGAGTTATTGAGTTTTTGGAGAATATCATTATAGGATTGAATGGTAGTTTACCTGACTACATGAAAACTAACCTTGATTTATTAAATACACAATTACGTATATATTTCAAGGCACTTGACAGAGTATATAAAGAAGATTTAGTAATGACTACACAGAAAGGACCTAAACCAAATCCGATTTTAGATATCCTGCAACGTACACATTCACGTATATTGGAGCTTATGAAAGAGGCAGGAATTACTCGTGCAAGTAAGACCAGGATAGAAAGAATGATGCGATCTGATAATACTGAGGACACAGATAAACTTATAGAAATGCTGACAGCTTAAAATGAGTTCAAAATATATAAAATCAAAGGGTTATAATAAATATGCAGATGATATAATTTCGGGTAAGATAACAGCTTGTGAGAATATCATCAAGGCTTGCAAACGTTATAAGTCTAATTTTGAAAGAGATGATATATATTTTGATTATGATGATGTAGACAGAAAAATCAGATTTGTAGAAAGACTTACTCATTGGGAGGGTGATGCGGCAGGAAAACGATTTATACTTTTACCATGGCAACTTTGGGTTTTTGCAGGGATATTCGGGTTTAAATATAAGGCAACACAAACAAGAGTAACAGAGAAGGTACTTATATTTATAGCAAGAAAAAATGGCAAGAGTTCACTTTGTGCAGCTATAGCCTTAGTTACTGCTTTATGTGACAATGAAGCAGCGCCGCAAATAGGAATTTTTGCAAATGCCGGACAACAGGCAAATGTATTGTTTAATATGTGTTCAAAATATGCTAAGTCTATAGACCCGAGGAATAAGATATTTCAAAGATACCGTTCAGAAATCAGGATCCCTTATAATGAAGGCAAGATATTTGTAAAAGGTTCAGATTTGGAAAGTGCTGACGGTTTCAATTATCATGTGTTTATCCAGGATGAGGTACATTTCCAGAAAAACAATGCCCTATATGATGTATTACGAAGTTCACAACAATCAAGAAAGCAGCCTTTAGCCATACAGATTACTACAGCCGGTACTTTGACAGTCGGATATCCATTGTTTGAACTTAGAAAATATTGTATTGATGTATTAGATAATGTATGTGAAGATGATTCTATATTCTGTGCATTATATGAGCTTGATAAAGATGATGACTGGAAAGACAAGAAAGTATGGTTAAAGGCAAATCCGAGTTTAGGTGCTACCGTAAGACCAGATAAATTAGCTATAGAAGTTAAGTCGGCAATATCAAATCCTGCTTTAGAGTTCGGTGTAAGAACAAAAAACTTCAACCAGTTCTTACAATCAGATAATATATGGATTCAGGACAGATTTGTAATACCGGCAATGCAGACAGTAGATCAGACTAAATTAAATGGAGAGAAATGTTATGTAGGTGTTGACTTGGCAAGTACAAGTGACCTTACAGCATTTAGTATTTTATGGCCACCAAATAAATATCGGGACTATTATCCTGATAAATATATTTTCAAATCATGGGTTTACATACCGCAGGATGCAATGGATAATTCTGTAAATCATGAGCTGTATGAAAGATGGGTAAGAAATAAGCAGGCATTTGTAACACCAGGTAATGTGACAGACTATGACTACATATTGACTGACCAGATAGACAATCTTAACTACTTTTACTGTATGGGGATATTCCTTGATCCATATAACAGTACACAATATCAGATATCTGCTGAGGCTGCAGGACTTCCGATGAATCAGTTCTCACAAGGCTTACTGCATTTCAATGGACCTACAAAGGAGTTTGAGCGTATAATCAAGTCAGGAAATATGATAATCGATAAGAATCCTGTAGTAAAATGGTGTCTGTCAAATGTAGAGCTGAAAGAAGACCACAATAACAATGTAAAACCAATGAAATCAGGCGGTGTACAATCAAAGAAAATAGACCCTGTAATATCAATGATAGAGGCTTTAGGCGGATATCTTGAAAGTAACAATTACGTTCCGCAAGTATACGCACTGTAAGAGAACTTAACAGGTTCTCTTTTGTTATAATGTTAGAAATTTGGAAATTTTCAAATTTACTATATTATACAATGACCACAAAATTTTTATAAATTTTGTTTACTATATTATTATATATACTACGAAAAGCACAAATGAGTTTTTTAAGACACAAAGAAAAACGCAGTTTATATACAGTTGAGGCCAGTCCTTGTGGTTTAGCACTTACAAGTTCGATTATGGATTTGAACGGCTTTACCGCTATGTCATTATCCGCTATATACTCAGCAACTTCAATCATATCTAATTCTATGGCTTTATTACCCATATATGTGAATATAAATGAAGACAACAAGAAGCTTATAGTAGAGGATCATCCTATATATCATATGTTTGATGATACCCTGATGACAAAATACACCACAATCAAGACAATGATGATGGATTTGTTATTAAGAGGCAATGCTTATGCTTATATAGAGAGGGACAATGATGGCAAAGTAAAGAGATTACGTTATGTGAGCAACAATGATATACAGGTTAACTTTAACCAGTTGAATGAAAAACTGACATATACAATCCAGAAGTTTGGTAAAATTAATTTACAACCGAGAGATGTAGTTCACTTGAATATCAATGCCGCTGACGGTGTGAACGGAAGGGGTATTCTTTCATTCGCCAGTAAGAGTATCAATCTTTCCAAGAACACAGAGAAGGCAGCAGAGAACTATTTCTCTTCTGGATGTCAGGTTAATGGTATTCTTTCTACTGATGCCCCGAGACTTACAGATGAACAGCGTAAATCAATGAAGACAGCCTGGATCCAGTCACAGACAGGAGACGGTTCAGGTATAGCAGTATTAGAAGCCGGTATGCATTATCAGGCAGTTTCCGGTAATGCTGAGGAGTCACAAATGACTGAGACAAGATTGTTCAACTTGAATGAGATTTGCAGATTCTTCAATATAAGCCCTATTATGTTAGGAGACTTATCACATACACAATATGGAAGTATAGAGCAGGCGCAGATAGAGTTCGTCCAGCACTGTCTTTTACCGTATAAGGAGATGATAGAGAATGAGTTTGACCGTAAGTTACTTAATAACAGTATGAAATACTATGTTAATTTCGATTCAAACGTTCTTCTTAAGTCAGATAAGTCAACAGAGGCAAATTATCTGTCTACTTTGGTATCTGGACATATTATGACACCGAATGAGGCAAGAAACGTATTAGGACTTAATGATATAGAAGGCGGTGATTCTGTTATTATGAATGAGAGTAATGTGACAATCGACGGAAAAATAGACTAAGCTTAATATAATGGAAAAGGAGATACGCAGCATAAAAGCTGAATTCAGATACAATGAGGAGCAAGGCCGTACTATAAGCGGCTATGCTGTCCGTTATAATGAGACGTCAAGATATATAGGATGGTATGAGGTTATAGCACCGGGAGCAATCACGCAGGAAGTAATCAACCGTTCTGATATATTTATGACATATAACCATGCTACAGACAATTTCCTGGCCAGATCACGAAACGGAGAAGGTACTTTGAAGCTTGAAGTAAGAGAAGATGGTATCTATTTTGAGTTTGAATGCCCTGATACAGCTTTCGGAAATGATGTACTTACAAAAATCAAGAGAGGTGAGCTAGATGAGTGTTCATTCGCATTTACTATATCAGCAGATGATGATGCTGAGTTATGGGAGAGAAACGGAGAGGAACTTCATAGGACTATTTATAAGATAGACAGACTTTATGACTGTGCTATTTGCCCTGTAGGTGCTTATTCTACCACTTCTGTAACAGCCAGAAGTCAGGAAATGATAGAAAAACTTGAAAAAGACACAAAAAATAAAGTTACTATTTTATCTAAGGAAGATAAAAATGACGGTACAAATATACCTACTATTTTAGATAATATGGAGGAGCAAAAAGACTTACGTTCTCAGGAAGAAGAGCTTGAAAAAGAGGAACAAAAAGAGTTACAAGAAGAACAAAAACCTGAGGAAGAGCAAAAGAACGATGAACAGACTGAGGCAGAAGATGAGAACAAAGAAGAGAAATCTGCTGAGGATGAGACAAAAGAGGAAGAAAAACCAGAAGATGAACAATCTGATGATGAAACTATAAAGGAAGACGAACAAAAAGAGGAAGATGATCCTAAAGATGAGACAAAAGAGGAAAAATCATTCAAATCTATAGATAACAATAAAAATACAAATACAAATCATAATATTATGAAAGAACAATTTTCTTTAATTAAGGCTATACGTAATGTTATAGACAAGAAAGCACAAGATGAAGTATCTGCAGCTGTTATTTCTGCAGGTAAGAACGAGTTACGTAAATCAGGTGCCAATTTCGGTAAGGCTGATATCGCAATTCCTATGGAAGTAAGAACTGTTCAGGTAACAGGTGAGAACGGTACACATGATGCAGTTATTGATACTGATTTCATGGCTATTCAGGATCCTTTGAAGAATAAGAATATTCTTTCTGACCTTGGTGCTACTATACTTACCGGTTTGGTAAACGACTTACAGATTCCTTATGGTTCTGCAATCACTTCTAACTGGTTAGGTGAGACTGCTAAGGCTGATGCAGAAGATGCTGAGTTCGCTTATAAGGTAATGAAACCAAAGAGACTTGCTACTGTAGTTAAGGTATCTATGCAGCAATTACGTCAGGATTCTGTTGGTGTTGAGGCATTCTTACGCAAGCAGATTGTAGAGTCAATTCAGGACAAACTCGAGGCTACTGTATTCGGTTCTGATGCAGCTACAGACCTTAAGCCAGGCGGTATCTTAGCAACCGGTAATGCTACTGCAGGTTCAGAGGCTTCTAACTTCAAGGGTATTACAATGAATGAGGCACTTATCGAGGCTAACAACTATAACGGAGCAATCAAATATGCTGTTACACCTAAGGCAAAGGCTGCTTTACGTGCACTTTCTTATGGTGGTAAGTCAACTGCTATGGTATGGCAAGGCAATGAGATTGATGGTGTTCCTGCAATCACTTCTAACCATGTAGGTGATGCCGGTCAGTATATCGTAGGTGACTGGTCTACAGTATATGTAGGACAATGGGGTCCTGTTCTCTTACAGGTTGATGATGTTACACTTGCTGATGAAGGTATTGTACGCTTGATTATCAATTCATTCTGGGATGTTTGCTACACTCGTCCTCAGGCATTGGTTAAGGCAAGTGTCAGTTTAGCATAAGCAACGTCTTTCGTTGATATTTAAATATTTCAGACGGGATAGGAGAAATCCTGTTCCGTCTTTTCAAAAAATAAAACCATTTAATAATATGGCAGCAAATTATATAAAGAAAGAAGACGTTAGCACAGATAACATATATGAATATGAGTATGCAGACGGAGCATTTTCAGGCTATTGGCTTAAGTTCAAATATGTGAGTGTTCCTATGGACACAAGAGATCCGTTCAATCCTGTTCAGAATGCTGATGCATATGCTGTTTATGACGCTTATATCTTTGAAAGTGAGGTAAGAGATACAAAAGACCTGATAGAATCATTGAATGACAATCATGCTATAGATTTCTTCTATGTAGAGGAATCTGTATATCAGGCTATAGCGGCAGAGGATGCAGAATTTTTAGACAGTTATAGTCTTATACCTTATCAGATTACAGACAAGATAATGACTGTAAATAAATATTACTTACCGGCTGACTTTGATATTAAGGATTATGAGCAAGACCCTGATGAGCCTGTAACAATATATATCACACAGGGAGACGGTGTATACGGAGACTATAATATTAATCTGTTCAATATATATCAGGATCCGCTTACTTTCGGTGTAGAGTATACAGGACATACTCTTTCACAGCCTGATTTAACAGGAGGTGATCAGTTAAGTATTATTACTTCTAAAGACTACAACAGGAGTATAGACTGGTGTGATTTTTATATAGATGATACAAATCACTTCAAGATTGATATCTACGACGGTACAAATTCTTCATTGGTATTGTTCGCTGATATTCCGCAAGATTTTGATTTTACTGAGGATCATACATATAGGTTTACTTTAGCAGTAGATACTACAAATATAAGTAACGGAATTATGAGATTTGTTCCACAATTGCTGGTAGACAACACAGTGTTATATAATATTCTTGAAACACTGGAAGGATATCATCCTTATGTAGAGTTTGATGTATCAGGAGGCACTACAGCTGTAGAGACATTCCAGGAACAGTTCTTATCTAATATATGGATGTTCAGATATGAACCAAATTCTGAGAATCCGGCTCAAGACGGTTACAGTGTAGTCGGACCTGGCTGGGAGATATCAGGTGTAAAGGTTTTATATATGGACGGTTCAAGTCTGACAGATATAGGTCATGTACAAGAACATGTATTAACGGTTGTTACTGATAAATCATTAACAGACGGTAATAATACATATACTTTACAGCCGATGATGAATATAATAAATCAATAGAATATATGGACTGGTTAACGATAGACGAATTAAAGCATCAGTTGGTGATTGATGATGATTTTAAAGATGATGATAAATATATAGAGCAGTTAGGTGATTCCGCTGAGGACACAGTTCAGCAGCTTGTAAATGTCGACTTGTTCGAGCTTGCGGCCAATAACGGCGGAAAACTGCCTAATGCTGTAAGACATGCGATGAGGATGCTGGTAGACTATTTCTATGCTGTTGAAAGAGGATCAGCAAATCAGGATAAGGCAATCCCCGACGCAGTATTTATGTTATTAAAACTTTATAGAAACTACGAGAACTGATATGGACAGCGCACAATTAAGAATGGCTAAGATAGAACTGTATCGCCTGAAAGAAGGTGATTCAGACTATGGTATGTATAAGAATGACTTAGAGTTATATTATACTACCAGAGCCAGTGTAAGCAACGACAGTCAGTACAGGGAGCTTGATAACGGTGAGATATTCTATTCCACACAGGTTACTTTCTATGTAAGGCATTATGTTCCTGTAGAGAACGAGACATTTGTCAAATGGAACAACCAGTATTGGAGAGTTATATCTTGCCTGCCGGATGTCTATTATAACAATAAAGTAATCACCGCTGAGCTGGTGAATGAATGAAATGGGAGTACAAATACAGGGAGACTTTAAAGGGACATTATGGCAGATGGAGAGACAGATGCCCGGTATACAGAAGCAGGCTTTATATGCGGCTGCTAAGGTATTGAAAGACGCTGCCACACAACAGATGAAGTCAGACTTCCCGGCAAGTACACACAAAAACAATAAATATAATGATACGATTGCTGATGCCGTCAGAATGAGTAAGGTAGATGAGGCCGAGGTTACTGTTCACGTCTTAGGTACAAGAAATAAAGGTTCACGGACTTATATGGCAAGGTTCTTTGAAAAGGGAACAAAAGACAGATACCAGAAAACATTCAAGGGTATTAGGCTTAAGAAGAAAAAATGGATAGGTAAGATTAAGCCGTTAAGATTCTTCAATAAAGCCGTAAATGCCAATCTGACAAAAGCATTCCAGAGAATGGAAGATGTATTCAGCCAACGTATATCAAATTTACATTAAATCATATTATGGCAAAAGACAGATCACTTGCTATATGTAAATATATAAAGCAGATATTGCTGGAGAATGAGGATGTAGTAAATCTTGTAGGAAGCAAGGTATCTACATTATCAGTGCCTGAAGGAACAGATTTTCCTTTTATCTGGTTACAGAGACAAAGCATATCTGTACAATACACGAAAGACATAGCGGCTAATAATATTGTATATTTTGATGTCAATATCGTAGGTAACAATATTGATGATGTAATGGATATAGCAGTAGAGGTAAGAGCCGCTTTAGAGACATATCGCTGGTATAATGATGAGTTCAGGATGGATCCTATAAAGCTTGAGTCCGCTTATGAGTCATTTGACGGAACAGAATATACGGAACAACTCACATTCTCATGCCAGTTTAACAGAACATACTAAGAAAAACACACATATATCACCTAAACGGTGAGAAATTAACATAAAAATATCGATATTTAAAATTATGGCAAATTACACACATGGAAATGAATTAATGCTGTTTGTAGGTGGTCAAGCACTTGCATTTGCAACTTCACATACTTTCTCTATGAACCAGCAGACAAATGAAATTTCTACAAAAGACCACGGAGAAGCTGCTGCTGTTCTTGGTAACGGTTATACTTGGGAGGCTACAACTGAGAATCTGTTTACCAGTGATGCAGCTACATTGCGTGATGCTTGTGCTAACAGAACATTGGTAACTGTGGTACTTGGTACACCTGCTAACTATAATGCTAAAGGTTTGTCTACAGCACAGGCTGAAGGAGCAGAAACAACTGGTTTACCATCAGCTTGGAGTGCACCTACTACAGCTTTTGCTGCCGGTTCTGGTCTTGTAACTTCATTTACTGTTAATGCAAATGCTGGTGAAAATGCTACTTACAGCGCAACTATTACTGGTTCAGGAGCTTTAACTAATATTGCAGCACCTGCAGGAAACTAAAAATAAATTTCTTTCTTCATATCTTTTTCTTTAGGATAGCTTGATACAAATTTGTAATCAGGTTATCCTTTTTTTATAATTTGAAGAAAAATTTTTATCATAACTTTTGTAAATATAAAAGATACTATATTAATAAATATATGTAATATTTATAATATTCATTATATACAACGAACATTACAAAAATACAATGATTTTAACATGGCAACAACACTTAACAAAGTAACAGTAGGAAACGACTTTGTACTTAAGATAAAAGTGGGTTTAGTCCAATATGGCAACAATACAGTTTCTTGGGATTATATGGACCTGACCACTTGCAGGAACATAGTTTTCAATATCAGCTGTACTAAGCATAATATTGATATCAATCTTCCGTTTACTATTGATTCTGAGGACCATTCTGTTATCAGTGCTATAGTAAGGGCTGAACTGTTACATGCTAATTCAATATATAACTTTACAATTTCAGGTTTAGACAGTAACGGTTACAGATGGACTTATATATCACCGAAACAACAGTCATTCCTGACAACTGCCGTAACTGAGGAAACATCAGCAGCAGCTTATACTGAGCTTGCATTTACTGCAGGTATGATTATGCCTTTAGCAGCACAAGGTAAGGACGGACATACACCTTATATAGGAGAGAACAATAACTGGTGGATCAACGGAGTAGATACAGGTATATCTGCTATAGTGATTCCTGATATGAGTAATTTCTATACTAAGACAGAAGGAATAAATGATATAAGATATCAGCTGAATGAAATATACAGAGACCGTGACTGTACATCCGATTTAAATAAGATACTTTCACATGATACAATCAGCGTAGGTTCTGATATTCATACATTATGGGAGATTGTATTTAATGCTACACATCATCAGAATTTAGGCGGTAAATATAAGGAGCAGCCTATTGCAGCCGAACTTATACAAGATGAAACTACTGTGACAAAGTATACATTCTTTGATCCTGATACATATAGACAATATGTCGTTACAGTTGAATGGACTACAGGAAATGAATACAACGGACCTGTATTAAATACGAGTTTTACATATACTGATTTCTATACTAAGAATGAGACAGACGCCGCTATATCATATGCTATTGAGAATATCGATATACCTGGTACTGATTTAACGGACTATTATACTAAGAATGAGACAGACGCCGCTATATCATATGCTATTGAGAATATAGAGACACCTGATTTAACGGACTATTATACTAAGAATGAGACTGACGCCGCTATATCATATGCTATAGAGAATATAGAGACACCTGATTTGACGGACTATGCTACAAAGAGTTATGTTACTTCATATGTAAGTTCAGCCATAGCTGATATACCTGGTACTGATCTGACAGATTATGCTACAAAGAGTTATGTTACTTCATATGTAAGTTCAGCTATAGCTGATATACCAGGTACTGATTTGACGGACTATTATACTAAGAATGAGACAGACGCCGCTATATCATATGCTATTGAGAATATCGATATACCTGGAAGCGGTTCAACGACTGTAGAACAACCCGTATATCAGGACTATATTACGTTAGGACTACAATATTTCAGCGGAGCAGGATGGAAGCAGTTGGATGATAACAATCAGCCTGCAGGAACGATGATCACAGACGGAACAATCGATGATTATATCTTAGATACAGGTATCACGATGTCTGATGATATATCAATAGAAATAGACTATTCTTGTATAGCAGGTGTTACTTTGATGGAATACAGCTGGACATACGGCCTTATGGCGGCACATTCACCAAACGACATACAGAACTTTGTATTCGGACTTTGTGCTGACGGTAACAAGGGTAACTTACATACTCATATAGTATTTAATAATCAGGGAGTAGCTGATTTATATCCATGGAACAATGAAGGTACTGATTTTGACCAGGTACATAATGTCAAGATTAATCTTCAAGGCGGATGGGTAGACGGTGAGAACGTATGGACGCCGAGTGAAAGTTATTCTTTTGAAACATATATGAGTGAACAAGGACTGTCTGATGTTACAATCAAATTGATACAGCCTTATAACAGATATAATGTATACAGACTGATCATCAGTAAAGGCGGTACAGTAGTAGCAGATATGAAGCCTGTTCATACACAAAACGGTGACGGTCTTCATGATTCTGTAAGGAATATCGATATAGTAAGTCCTTATATCAGAATGTATTCTAAAGGAATGAATATCTTTGATAAACAGGTAGTAACAGACAAGATAAACGATGTTATTAATACTGCCGGACAAGGTTATACAGAGACGAGAGTTAATCAACAGAGCCCGGTAGACTGTACAGCTACAATTAATGATATACTTGCAGATGTAACTAATATAACAAGATGGGATCAGGTAGTTCCATTATGGGAAGTTTCTCATAACGCCGATTATCATTATCACGGAAGAGGAAGATATTATGACTGTGATATAGACGCATATTTAGACAAAGACGAAACTACACAGCACAATATCGCGACTTACAGATTCTGGAATCCTGTTAAGAAGAACTATTATACTATCAAAATAGCATACGACTATAACGATGAACGAGGTAATCTGTTATCTTGTACATATGAAGAAGACGGATGGTGGGCACCGCTACCTACATTAAACAGAAGTAATAATGTTAATTATGGTATTAATGTAATGAGTCCTGTATATAAAGTAAAACTGTATAACAGTATAAAAATGGGCTTAACAGGTATGTATTTTGATAACTATACAATACAGTTGACAAATAGCGGACTTTCTAAAGATGCTTACGGTTATTCACCTACACTTACGGGTAATGATCATTATATAACTGTATCATTTGACAGAACAGGAACGACACCGACTGCTTCTATTAGTACGTCCGGGCTTTCTGATACTACATGGTATGATTATGATGAAAATACAGAGAGATTAGATGATTATATAACTGTAACAACAGGAGAAGATGAAATAGGTTTCTATGCTATTATAGATTTGACGACATTACCTTATATCAACGGTTATGATGATTATAATTCAGAAGATAATTACTATAAGATAGAGGGAGTACTATTTACGCCTACATCATGGGGTACAAGTGATAATAACGTATACGTATCTAATACTATTGTAAGAGGATTCTATTCTGCTAATATTGTAAATAAGAATACTATTGATACGTTAAACTTCTATATAGCAAGTAAATACTAAAAATATATGCAAACAAATATTATGACAATCACAATCAACGACAAGACATTTGAGTTAAAGTATAACTTCCGTATGTTCTATTTATATGAGAACTTAATGGAAAAATCATTTGACTTCAACAACATCAATATTCGTGAAATGGTAGAGTTACTTTATTGTGCCATTATCGCAAGACAACAGTATCTTAAATTTAATATAATCAGATACGACGACTATATGAACTGGCTTGAAGATAATGATGCAGATAAGACACTTACTGAGTTTATGAAATGGATGTATGATAATGTAGTATTACAGTCTGAGCTGTCAGAGAAACCTGATGTATCAGAAGATGAAAAAGTACAAGTTGAGGACAAATCAAAAAACTGATATTCCATGAGCTGCTAAGATTGTTAGTGATAGAAGCAAAATTCGTATCCTACGAGCAGTTCATGGACAACATGCAGGAATATGAGATTTCATCATTGATTAATATGCTGAAATATGCTAATAAACCTGAATGGATGCAGACAAGATTAATCATGTATGCCAGTCTTTTACCTTATATGAAGAAAGGTGTAAATAAGGACCCGGAAGATATGCTGCCTATGCCATTTGATGAAAAGATAGTAATGAGGAAAGACATAACAAATGATGAGATCAAGAAAATGAGTAAGATGGCTGAATATGTGGGCCAGATATTAAAAATACAAGAAGAGACACAAAATGGCTAACGACCTTAAAGTAAAGATTACCGCTGATGTTAAAGGATTCAAATCTGATATACAGGATGCCGGTAAGTCAATGGATCAATTTAATGATAAGACAAACGAAGCAGGAAGTTCTATTGCAGATTATCAGTCTAAGCTGTCTAAATCTCAGATGAATATTAAATCATTTAATAAGGAGCTGAGACAGGCAAGAAAAGATGCTTTAGAGTTGGGGCAGGCTTTCCGTTCATTATCACCGGATCAGCAGATGTCCGGATTCGGTAAGCAACTGAGACAACAGATGGATGAGGCTATACAAAAAGCAGGAGAACTTACTGACTTAAAAGGTGATATCCAGAGAGAGATCCAGAACATAGCAAGTGATACAAGAGGTTTTGATACTGCTAAGGAAAGTATATCAGTGTTAATGAATACAATGGGTTCTTTAGCAAGCGTATATGCTACGGTTACAGGTGATCAGGAAGCTTATAACAGAGCCGTTACAATATTTACTGGTACACAGCAGACATTGAATGCACTTACTGCTATACAAAATGCCTTACAAAAAGAAAGTAATCTTTATAAACTGGCTGAGACAGCACAGCTGAAAGTAATCAACGGACTTAGAGCCATGAGTATATCAAATATAAGGGCACAAGTTGCGGCATTACTTGCAGAGGCTTCAGCACAAGGAGCAGGAGCTACAGCTACTTTATCACATGCAGCAGCACAAAAAGCTTTGAATGCTGCTATGAAAGCAGGACCTTATATTGTAATTGCAACAGCTATAGCAGCTATAGGTTTAGCCATTAAAGGTGTTACTTCATTGATAGACAGGCATAAGAAGAAGCTACAAGAGCAAGTTGAAGCCTACAAGAAAGCTACAGCAGCACAAAGGGCATATGATGAGGCGATGATATCAGGACATACCAGTATAGCAAAAGAGGTTACAAGACTTCAATTGTTACAAAAGGTAATGAGAGATACAAACCGTTCATATACTGACAGAAAAGCTGCAGTCGAAGAGATGAATAGAGTTATACCTGGATATCATGCAAGTATAACAAAAGAAGGCCAGTTATATGAGAATAACCAGAAGGCTATAATAAACTATATCAACAATCTTGATGCCGCTGCTAAAGCAATGGCTGCATTTAATGCCTTAGTAAAAGAGAATGAGAAACTGTTTGATTTACAAGGAGAGCAGTTAAGAAAACAAGGGCAATCAAGAGCTGCCTATAACAGGCTGGTATCTTCAGGACTTAATCCATTAAAACAGGAAATCAAGGGTGCATGGGTATATGACAGAGATACAGGTAAGGTAGCAAGAGACGCTGCAGGACAATATATCAAGGCAACCAAACAACAGGTAGAGGACTTTAACAAATGGATGAGTCATAACAATGCCTTTAAAACATATAATAAAGAGATAAGTGAACAGACAAAACAAGTAAGACGTATGTCTGATCAGATAGCAAAGGAGATAAATGTAAGTTCACTTATAACAAATACAAATACAAAGGGTGGTAATAAAACTACTACACCAAAGAAAGATGATGCTATAGAATATGAGAAGCTACAGACTGAGGACCTTATAAAAGTAAGAGAAAAACTGAATGAGAAGGTAAAGGAATATGCTGCACTTAAGAACTATGTAAAGGTAGATGAGTATGACAAGGAAATCAAGAAAATAGAGGAAGTCATACAACACAGAAAAGACCTTGAATTAAAATACCAGCCTAAGATTGATATAAAGACAGTTATAGGTAAGATTAAGCCGGTTGTTATACCTTTGACTTTTGATACTAAGATTACAGGAGCTGAGAATATAGGTAAATTATTTAATATTAAGCAGTTACAAACAGAGTTAGATCAAGCAAGAAAAGAATTTGATGACCTTGAATTTGTAACACCTGAAACATTAAGAGAAAATGCTGACAGGATAGACAAATTAAGAGCAAAGATAAAAGAGCTATATGATTCACTTCCGGATGAAGTAAAGGCTAAAATCAAGATAGATACAGACGTAAGTGGAGCAGAGCAAGCAGCAGAAAAAGCAGAGGACCTTGATAAGAGGCTGAAAAGTTTTGCTGAGTCATTATCTGGTATGGGTGGAAGTTATATTAGTGATTTCATGCAATTAGGTGAATTACTTAAGAATACTAAGACTGAGACAGATAAAATGGTAGGAGCATTCTCAGCTTTAACAGTAATAGGTGATTCAATAGAAGGTATAGGTGAAGGTCTGGCACAATTAGGGGCAGGAAGTGAAATAGCTAAAATGGGAGCTATAGCTGCAGCACTTGGACAAATTGCTTTAGGTTTTGCTTTTGCGTCGAGGGAAGCAGGTAAACTAGGACCTATGGCTTGGTTAGCATGGGCAGGAGCAGGACTTGCC